CATCTAGGAGGCACTATGAACGAAGCAATAGATCCAAAATACAAAACATTTTACGATCAAGTATATAAACATGTTAATGAGCTTGATAGAATTTTAGGAGCAAACAAACCACCAAAAGTACCAGAAGAAATCTGGAGTAAAGTATATGGATTAGTAGGACAGATGGCGGATAAAATTGACTTTTTAGACGACAGACTTTTGAAAAATCTTAAAGAAAACGACATGAACACAAAAACAGAATCAATCGTAAACCGNTTAAAAGAAGATACNGAATACCAAAAGTTTTTCAAATCGGCAATGGANAAGTTTGGCGTAAAATCACCAAANGGTTTGAGTGATAAGAAGAAGAAAGAATTCTTCAACTACGTTGACAAAAACTACAAAGCCAAAGGCGAGTAGAAATAAAACAAGTTATGACTCTAAATAGATTCCACCTTATCTTCCTGGCACTATACACAGTCGTTGTGGTATTTGCCGTATGGTATTTTGTCAAACCGCAACCTACAAGCAACACCGGATTAACAAAAGAAAATCAGCAACTTGTAGACAGTCTTTCAAATGCAATTTCTGTTTTAGAATATCAACAATTTGAAAAAGATAGCCTAATAACAAGCTTCCAGCAAGACATATCTTTACTTGACGTGGAGATAAATGCTACTGAAACTCAAATCATACAAATACAAAAACAACATGAAGAAGAGCTTAATGATATTGAGCGTTTTACTGTCACTGACCTTGACCAGTTTTTCGCAGACCGATACCCAAAATAACGAAGATTCTGTCGTAGTTTTACCATACAGTACAGCACAACAAATAGCAGAAGATCTAATTAAGTATGATCAGTGTGTTGAAATGTTTGACTACACTTACTTGCTTTTAGAGCTAGCTAATGAAAAAATAGCAAAGCAGGATAGTCTAATACAACATAGCACAGAAAAATCAATATTATGCAGAAAGCAGGTTAATGCTCAATCTCAACAAATCAACATATATGTTACTGGACTAGAAGATTTGCAAAGACAAAATGAAAAACTTAAACGCAATCAGCGTTGGTTAGGAGCAGGTTGTGGAGCAGCAATTTTAACAACTATTCTAGTACTATTTATAAAATAGATGAGTGTAGATTTAAAAAAGCTAATAAGGACTGAGTACGTAAAATGTGCTAAGGATCCAGTATACTTTATGAAAAAATACTGTCTAATCCAGCATCCATCAAAAGGAAAGATACCATTTAAGTTGTATCCCTACCAAGAAGAGCTTACCAATGACATGCAAGACAATGACAGGGTTATCATACTCAAGTCACGTCAGCTAGGAATATCAACATTATCTGCAGGATACTCTTTGTGGACAATGTTATTTCATAGCGATAAAAACATTCTTGTTGTTGCAATTGACCAAAACACATCTAAAAACCTTGTAACAAAGGTTAGTGTAATGTTTGAAAACTTACCAAGTTGGCTGCGATTAAAGACAACAGAAAAAAATAAACTGTCACTACGATTAACAAACGGATCACAAATCAAAGCTGTTGCCAGCTCAGGAACATCAGGACGTTCAGAAGCATTATCATTAGTAATAATTGATGAGGCAGCATTCGTTGATAATGCAGAAGAGTTGTGGGCATCCCTACAACAAACCTTAGCAACTGGAGGTAGAGGCGTTATATTAAGTACACCAAACGGTACCGGTAACTTCTTTCATAAGATATGGATGAAATCAGAAGAAGGAGAGAATCAATTTTTTACCAAAAGACTTCCATGGCAAGTACATCCAGAAAGAGATCAGGAGTGGAGAGATAGGCAAGATGATGAGTTAGGAGCTAGGCTAGCTGCACAAGAGTGTGATTGCGATTTCAGTACATCAGGTAATACTGTTGTACATCCAGACATGTTAAACTTCTACAGACAAACCTACATGCAAGATCCAATTGAAAAACGAGGATTTGATAGTAATTTACATGTGTGGGAGATCCCAAATTATACAAAGGATTATGTGGTAGTAGCTGATGTTGCTCGTGGAGATGGAACAGATTACTCAGCATTCCACGTGTTTGATTTAGAAGAGGCAACACAAGTAGCTGAATATAAAGGGCAAGTAACAACAAAGGATTATGGCAACATGCTGGTGTCTATTGCTACAGAGTATAATGATGCACTGCTTGTTATTGAAAATGCAAATATAGGATGGGCAACTATACAACAAGTAATTGATCGTTCATATAAAAACCTATATTACACACCAAAAGATATAGGATTAGATTCAGATAGATATCTAGCTCGAGCAACAGATGTACAACGTACCAAAGATCAGGTAGCTGGCTTTACAATGTCTTCAAAAGTACGACCATTAATTATTTCCAAGATGGAGTTGTATATGAGGGAAAAAAGTTGTATAATAAGGAGTAGAAGGCTTCTTGATGAACTTGGCGTTTTCATATGGAGAAACGCAAGACCTGAAGCACAATTAGGATACAATGATGATTTGGTAATGAGTTGGTGTATGGCATTGTGGGTAAGAGACACAGCATTAAAGCTACGTCAAGCAGGAATCGAGCTAACAAAGAGAGCTTTAGATCATGCAAAATCAACCGCAGTGTATAGAACATCTCACAAAACTGATTCATGGAAAATGGATGTAAAAGGCAAAGACGAAGACTTAAATTGGTTATTGTAGCCTATTTATATAAAATAAACAAGAATGGCAGAAGAGAAAAAACCTAACTTATTTGGCAGACTACGAAAATTATTTAGTACTGATGTAATTATTCGTAATGTTGGTGGAAAACAACTTAAAGTGGTTGACACCGACAATCTTCAATCTGTAGGAAACTTACAGAATAATAGTCGTATTGATCGATTCAATCGAATGTATGGAACTGGTATTACTACCGCATACAATCAAGGTGAAATATTACAAGCTACTAGAATTGAGTTATTCAAAGATTATGAAGCAATGGACTCTGATAGTATCATATCTTCAGCATTAGATATTTATTCAGACGAGTGTACCGCTAAAGATGAATTTGAAGATACACTTACTATCATGACAAACAATGATAAGATTCACAAAGTACTTCACAATCTATTTTACGACATTCTTAATGTTGAATTTAATTTATGGCCATGGGTACGTAGTACGTTGAAATATGGTGATTTTTACCTACACCTAAACATCACCGAGAAGTATGGAATCACAAACGTGGAACCAATCTCAGCTTATGAGATGGTACGAGAAGAGGGTATGGATCCACAAAATCCAAACAAAGTCACTTTTAAAAGAGACATGATGTCAGGGATTGCTACAACTACAATACATCGTAACTCAACCGAAGAATATGATAATTATGAGATTGCTCACTTTAGATTATTAAATGATACTAACTTTTTACCATACGGTAGATCTTTATTAGAGCCAGCAAGAAAGGTATGGAAACAACTCACACTAATGGAAGATGCAATGTTAATTCATCGTATCATGAGAGCTCCAGACAAACGAATTTTTAAAATAGATATTGGTAACATACCACCAAACGAAGTTGACGCTTTTATGGAAGGTATGATTAACAAAATGAAAAAGGTTCCATTTATAGATGAGAGTACGGGAGATTACAACCTCAAGTACAACATGCAAAATATTCTTGAAGACTTCTACTTACCAGTTCGTGGTGCAGAAAGCGGAACAATGATTGAAACCACTCCTGGACTACAAATGGATTCAATTCCTGACATTGAGTATTTGCAGAATAGAATGTTAGGTGCGTTAAAAATTCCAAAAGCATATTTAGGATATTTAGAAGATACTACTGGAAAAGCCTCATTAGCATCACAAGATTTCAGATTTGCAAGAACAATTGAAAGAGTACAAAAAATTATTGTAAGCGAGCTTACTAAGATTGCAATTGTACACTTATATTCTCAAGGATTTACTGATGAAGAGATTGTCGATTTTTCATTAAAACTAACACCACCGTCTACGTATTACGAAAGAGAAAAGTTAGAGTTGTGGACATCTAAATCTACGTTAGCAGGAGATCTAGTTGAAAAGAAACTATTCAGTAGATTTTGGTGTTACGAACACTTATTCAACATGCAACCAGAACAGTGGATGGAAGAGCAAGATCGTATTGCAGCTGATTCAAAAGAATTCTTCCGATTAGAACAGATCAAGACTGAAGGTAATGATCCAAAAGAGAGTGGTCAGTCATTTGGTACACCACACGACATAGCCAGCTTGTATAAAGGAGATGAGGGAGTGCCAAAAGGATATGATGAAAAAGAAGTACCTGAGGGTGGATGGCCTGGAGCAGGAAGACCTAAAGAACCTGGCACATTTGGCAAACACACACATCCATTAGGGTGGGATCCAGCAGGTCACAAACAAAACAAATCTGCAGGTCGTGTAATGTATGAAGCACAAAACCTTGGCAATTACAAAGGATTAAAAGACAATCTTAACAAAGCTGCTGCATTACAAAGCACATACAGTAAAGATAAGAAAAAACCTGGTCTTCTCAACGAAGAAAACCTGTTAGATGAGTAGTAATAAAAAAAACCGCCATATTTATTATTAGGTAATTACATTATATGAAGAAGTCGACACACTCGAAGATAAAGAACACCGGAATTCTTTTTGAGTTGCTAACGAGACAAATTACAGCAGACACAATGACTGGCGTAAAAAACTCTCCCGCACTCAAGATAATAAAGGAATATTTCGCAGCAAAAACAGCTTTAGCGAAGGAATTGGTATTATATCAAACACTGCTAAACGAACAGTTTAAAGAGCCTCAAAAAGCTACTATGCTTCTGAACACGACAATTAAGATGCGCAGAAAGCTAAACGAAAAATCTCTTAATGATTCAAAATACAACTTAATCAAAGAGATCAAAAACAAGTACGATCTAAAAGATTTTTTTAAGTCAACAATAAGCAACTACAAAATATACGCTTCTGTTTACAGAGTATTTGAAGGTGCATCAATAGCACAAGCTGCTGACGTAGTTAGAAGTAGAGTTGCTATTACAGAACACATAACCAAAACAACTGAAAGACCGGTAGCAAAGAAAGTTGAATTTCTTAAGGAAGATGAAGAAGTCAGAGTGTTAGCATACAAATTAATGTTAGAAAAGTTTAACACTAAGTATGCTAAATTATCCGAAAGCCAGCAGATAGTTTTACGAGAGTATATAAACAATATCAGCAACACAACTAATCTTCGCGACTTTGTAATAAAAGAAAGCATTAACCTGCAATCTCAATTATCAAAAAAACTTTCAAAAGTTAAAGACCAAGTTATATCTATTAAACTGACAGAGGTAATGTCGCTACTCGACAACAACAAAAGAATAAAACGCGTTAAAGAAGATCACGTTCATTCATTATTGTTGTATCACGAACTTCTTAAAGAACTATAACATGGGATTGAGCTTAGAAGAAAAGGAAGAGTTAAAGAAGTACATCAAAGAGCAGGCTGCTCAGATGAAAGAAAACACAACAGCAAATGTTGGCTCCTACGATACACCAAACGCGTTTACTGGCGATGAGGATGATGACGGAACACAATCGGTTGATTTAACTGATCCAGAATATGCATACTCAATCAAAGGACCAAAAAAACGGAATCCTAAATATTCGGTAAAATTAAACGAAGTATCATATAAAGCTTTTAAACGAGACGAATCACGATCGACAGTACAAAAGGTAAACGCAAACATCTTAGAAGTAAACAAGAATATTAGAGAGTTAGCAAGAATGCTTCAACACAGCATTAAGTTAAAAAATGAATCTAAGATGGATAACAATATCCATTGGAAACGTACAAACGAAGCTTTAGCTAAAATGCATCAACGCATATCGGTATTATCTGAAAAAGCTAACCAACTATATAACTTAACAGAAGCGACTGCACAGCAAGCTCAAGGAGATCTACTATCACTACTTAATAGTGTTGGTGATCCGCAGTTTGACGCTATACGATCTACCGACATAGACCACAACCCTATAGGTGCTGATCATTTCGAATTTGACGTTATGCTTAACGGAGAACCAGTCGCTATTGATTGGGATAAAGGAAACTTAACGTACCAAGATTACAGTGAAGAAATACCATTAGGAAACATCGATAATCCTGAAGAAGTCATTGCTAACATACAAAAACACATGATATCATGAAAAGAGTATTAGTAGATTATATAGGATCAATCCAAGTAACACCTACACAGATCAACGAATCCATGAACAAAAACAATGGAAAGCTAATCGTGTCAGGAATTATGCAGAGAGCCAGTACTGGCGATGATGAAAACTTTAACCAAAATGGAAGGAGCTATCCTTTACCTATTTTGAAAAAAGAATGTGAAACTTACAAAAACACTTTTGTAAAGGAGCGTAGAGCGTTAGGCGAATTAGATCATCCAGATTCTCAAGTGGTAAACCTATCAAACGTGTCTCACAATGTACTTGATTTGTGGTGGCAAGGGACTGACTTAATGGGAAAGATTGAGATATTATCTACACCCTCAGGAAACATTGCAAAGGAGTTAATGAAATCTGGAATCAGATTAGGCATCAGCTCAAGAGGAATGGGATCTGTTAAGGAGTTAGGAGAGGGAAAGGTAGAAGTACAAGACGACTTTGAAATCGTATGTTGGGATTTGGTCAGTAATCCATCTACACAAGGTGCTTTTATGAATTCATCTTTAAACGAAAACACCAATTCAAATAACAACAACAAACACACTAGAATCCATTCACTAATAAGTGAGATAATATCAGTAATGTAATGAAGACAAATATACTAAAACAACTTAGCGAAGCAATGGATAATGCCGGCGCCTCAAAAATGAAGCTTAATGAAAAAGCTCAAGTGCTTGAAGAAATTAAAGAGTACGGAAACTTTGAAGAAGCAATCTATCGTAGCAAAGGATTAAAAGAAGCTGCTAACAGAATCTCTGAAATTGTAGAAAAAGCAGAACGCGTTGCTTTACAAGAAACCGAAGAGTGGTTTGATGAAGTGACCGTGAAGAGAAACATGAAAGAGCTTAACAACAACAATAAAGAATTCACTAAAACAGTAGCTGAAGTATCTAAACTACAGCAACGCTTAGAGTCTTTGTACGAAGAAATGGGTAACAATCTATCTCGCTACTATGAAGTTGGTCACTAACAAAAACACACTTGTTGATATATTAGGTGAGTTAATGCTTGAGTATAGGTTGCTTGAGAATCCATTCGCTGCTGCTGCTGAAAAAGAGGGTGGTGGAGATGCTGGTGGTGACAAAGGTGAAGAAGGCGGTGACAAAGGTGAAGAAGAAAAAAAAGACGACAAAAAGGGTAGTGGTGAAAAAGCATTAAAAGTGTTCTTCGATCCATCTGCAGTCAAAAAATATAACACCAATACTGATTGGAGAGCTGGAGAGGGTGAAGTAAAAGCAATAACAAAAAAAGGTTTAGAAGTAGATGTTGATGGATACACAATTCAAGTAAATTTTAGTGACCTTACTGAAAACAAAAAGAAATGAATAAGCCAACATTAAGTTTATCTGAAATAACATACAGAATTTTGCGAGAGCGTAAATTCAATAAGATGATAGCTGAAATTACAGTAGCTATGAAATCGTCATCTAAAATGCTTAAGGAGGCTGGAATACCATCAGGTATCGATCAAGGCATCTTAAAAGTGTCTAAAGAGGTAGAAAAGGATGGGGAGGATATGGATGACGAAGAGGTGCAAGCAGCAATGATGATGGCTGCCCTTGAAAAGGGTGGTGATATCTCAAAAGTTAAAGCATCCGATGTTGAAAAAGAATTACCTACAGTTGATGAAAGACGTCAGTCAGTAAATGAAAGCGGTGGAGGACTTTTGGATTCCATCCTTACAGTCGTATCACTTGTTCTAGGAAACATGGCATTTATCGAAGCTATCTGTGCGGCTATTGAAAAGATAACGGGGAAAAAGATGGATCCAAAGATAGTCAAAACAAAACTAGGAAAATTCGATGCCAGCATTAAAGGCCTTGCCGGCTGGGTAATGAAAAAAATTGGACAAGCTATTGAGTGGATCATAGGGCAAATGGGTGGTGGACCTAATGCTCAAAAGATAGGAGCTTATAGCGTAAAGTTTATCGGTGTAGTAGCTTTATTTGCACTTGGAGTTTCGCACTTTCCTCTTGCAGGAGCAAGTGTGTTTGGTATTATAATATCAATAACTTCAATGATTGGTAAAGGGTTTGAGCTTGTAGTGCTTGGAAAGGAATTATTTAAGTACATAAAAAAAGCAATAGCAGACAATAAAGAGCTCAAGGCAAAACTGCAAGCTGGTGGAGATGCACCAGCCCCAGCAATGGCGTAAATAATACAACACTAAAACACGTTTTGAGTTTTGACCATACTATATATGGTTAAATACGCTATCCTGATATGGCGTCCTAAATAAATTATTCAAATTGCAACTCCAATAGTTGTAGGACGTTCATAAAACATATATCATGAACAAATTATTAAAAGATGCAATCGCAGACGCAAAAGCTGTTCGCGAAACTGCATTAGCAAACGCAAAA